AGCGGGCGCATCACGATCATGAACCTCGGCACGGGTGTGGGCGCGGAGACGACCCCCATTGGCGGAGCGGCCGGCGGAGCTCCGAGCGGCACGACCGGCGGCGTGGCTGGTGTCGGCGCCGTCTCTCGGGTGACCCTATGAGCCTCGGCTTCGGCGCCGTATCGCAAGGCGCACTCGACGACGTAGGAGACGCCACCGTCTCCAAGCCGGCGGCGGGGGTGGGCTCGACGTCCGCGACCGTTATCGCGTCGCTCGGCAATTCCAACCCTGGAGCAGGCGTCGGCGAGACGAGCGCCGTCGTCGTCTGGCGCACGGACGCCGCGGCGACCGGCAACGGCGGCGCCTTCTCTCACGCCTCGGTGGTCGCGCGCGGAGTCTTCGTCGACCCGAGCCGGCTCTTCGGTGTCCAGGGTGACGTGCGGCGGTTCTCCGTCGGAGACGACGACCGGCACTTCGATGTGCCTCAGCGAGAACGGATGGTCGCATGAAGACGCTCGGCCGAAAGGACAAGATTGCCGCGGAGCAGCTCGATTACGTGATCGACTGGTCGGGCTGGCTCGCCGAGGGAGATTCGATCGCCTCGCAGATCATCGTGGTCACGGGGCCAGACGCTGTGCTCGTCGCGTTTCTGACGGCGTTCGACGCGACCACGTCGACCATCTGGCTGCGCAACGGCACGGCGGGGGCCACCTACCAGGTGAGCTGCACGGTAACGACGGCGGCCGGCACGCCGCGCATTGGGGCTCGCTGCTTCGAGATGCTCGTCCGATGAGCCGCTCCATCCTCAAGGTCCGAGGCATCGACAAGCTCACGTCCGAGGAGCTCCACGCGTTTCTGGCGTGCGCAGACGCTCTCGCCATCGACCCCGATTGGCTCGCGTGCGTCGTCTCCTTCGAGACGGGCGGCTCGTTCTCCCCTGCCCAGCGAAACCACTGGGCCGCGAAGGACGCCGAGAAGCGCGGCGTCCCCTACAGCGGAGCCATGGGGCTCATCCAATTCATGCCGGCGACGGCCAAGGCGCTGGGGACGTCGACAGCGGGCCTCGAGGCGATGTCATTCGTGAGGCAGCTGGAGTACGTGCGGCGCTACCTGGCCACCTACGCCGCTCGCATTCACAGCCTCGAGGACTGCTACCTGGCCGTCTTCTACCCTGCCGCGATGGGCAGGGCCGATGACTACGTCGTTGGGGCTCGCGGGGCGGAGGGCTTTCTCGGCCGCGTATACGAGCAGAACGCCGGCTTCGACAAGGCCGGCAACAACGACAACCGCGTCACCCGCGGCGAGATATGCGCGACGATTCGCGCGGTGCGCGACGCAGCCGCGGGGGCGCGCTTAGACCTTGGGGGCACTACATCGGCCGATGAGCCGACGGTGCTGTTCGACCTGACCGAGGTGGCTCGAGACGCCGACGACGCCGCGCTGCGTGACACGCTGGCCCCGGTCACGAAGAAGAACGTGTAGCCGCACGTTCTCCGCCTCCACGGCCTCGATGTGACCAAAAAGCTCCTCCTGCTCCTCGACCAGCAGCATCTCGGAGCGACGGAGAAAGGCCAGCCTCTCGGGTGGTAGCCTCTTGCTCATACCCCCCCAATTATCACATCGCCGCGCTCTGCGCGAACCTGCGCTTCTAGGTCCAAAAGCCGAGTCTCGATCATCTCGTGCATCCGAAGAGCAGCGTCGCGGCCACGGCGCATCTGCGCGAGCTGGCGCAAGAGCAGCTCGTTCTCTGCGGTTAGCTCTTTCACGCGGGCCTCAGCGGCTTCGGCTCGCTCCTCCTGGCGCCGGCACTCGGTCAATAGTTCAGCTTCGCGCGGGTATGGCGTGTCCCACAGAATGCACTGGTTGACCGTATCGAACTTCACGCGGTGAACCTGGACGTCCAGGTCCGCCTCGGCCAGCTTCGCGCGCAGCTCGTCGCGTTCTTCCTCCGCCCGCTCACAACGGTCCCGCTCGGAGATGACGGCGTCAACGTTCTCAGACAGCTCTCTGCGCAGCTCTACCGCCTGCGCTAATGAGCGGTGGCTTATCTCCCTGGTCCGCACAAGTTCGGCGCGCAGCCCGTCCACCATGCGAAGGAGCGCTCGACGGTGCTCGGTATGTAGGGTCATGCCAACAGGTATGCCGTTGCGCTCCTTCTCCAAGGCTTCGTCTTCTTCTAGCTGGCTGACGATCGCCGCAAGCTCCGCCGAGTCGACCGGCGCCGGCACTTCGGGCATCGGCGCGGCGCACGCGGCGCAAGCCCAGCTGTGCCCGTCGGTGGTCGTCTTGACGTAGTGTTTGCACGGCACTTCGGGCGGTGGCTCGGGTGGCTTGCAGCGTTCTGTACCTTTCTCGTTGCTCACGTTTCCTTGCCTTTCAGCTTCTTTCGATACGACGCGAGAACAACTACTTTTGCTTTCTGTCGCAGCATCGATGCGTGGTCGCTACACAACTCTGCCTTTATCAGCTCGCCAGTTTCGTTCGACCACCCATACTGGCCGACGGCCCGGTAGAGTTTTCCCAGCTGTAAGCGACAGGCGTCGCACTTCGGAGCGTTCACGTTCCCTTGCCTCCCAGCGCATCGCACAAGTGCTGCTCCATGGCTTGGTTGCCATCGTCTCCGTGCACCCTCGCCGACTCACGGAGTAGCTCCCGGAGTCGCGCGTTCTCGGCGCGGAGCCTGAGGATCTCAGTTTCGTAAGTTTCGATCGTCTCATCAATGGTCGGTGTTGCTGTGCTCACGTTCACCTCCCGCACTCCGGGCGGTGGCTCGGGTGGCTCGCAGCCGTTCATGCATCGCGCGACGGAATAAAACGTGGTCCTGCACGTCGTACAGTCGAACTTGACCGTCGGGTCGATGAGCGCACGAGGGCGAGGCTTTCGCCAGCACCAATCGGCGTGGCGGCCTTCGCCGCAGGCGCACGTCTCGCACACACCCGATGCGCTCACCATAGCTTCACGCCAGTGTGAAAGATGTTCATGGCGTCGAGGAGCCAGAGCACCAGGAGCAGGATGGCGACACCGTAGAAAATCTTCTTCCACGTCGGCGGCATCTCGATCTGCCCAATCAGCCAGACGAAGAACCCGGCCGCCGCGAGAGTCCCCACGATCTTGATTGCCGACATCACGCCACCTTCCTTGCTGCGGTAAGCGCCGCAATCGCCATCTCAGCCTCGCGATACGTGGCGAAGTGGCCGAGACGCTCCACCCTGCCGTTGATTCGAGGCCCCTTCGCGAGCCAGCCCATCCTGCCGTTCGGCGCGCGGAAGATGGAGCCGGACCCCTTCGACCTGAGCCTCTGGTGAGCTTCGCGCATCAGGCGTACTCCGGTTCGTGGTCCGTCGGGTGTCGCGGCACGGAACGAATGCGAGTTGAGCCGTCGTACTCCGAAACGAAGATAACTTTGCTCTTGGTCCACGCCGTGATCGGGTCGCATCCCGCGGCGCCGAAGCTGTCGTCAAACTGGTAGTCGAGATACTTGCGCGCCTCTTTCCATGGCAGAACCTTGTTGAAGTCCTCCAGGGCGGGGTCCCAGTCGCGCTTCATCCACTTCTGTTTGCGCAGATCGTTTCCGATCACGACGGCTTCGATGTCCTCCCCGTTCGCCTCGGCAAGAATCCACTCAACCAGGGTGGGATCGCTCATGCTGCCTCCAATTCCTCCGAGACGTACAGCCCGAAGCAGACGTCCGGATAGATCGTGCGCGCGAGCCTGGCTACGCAGCGCGCTTTGCACATGTCGAGCGGCCACATCTCCCATCCGCCGCCTGGCTTGATGAGCCCCGCTTGCTTCGCTTCGGAGATGTTGAACGTCATCGTGAACGGCTTCTCCGCCCCGACGCGATGCGTGCGGTAAGTCGCCGACGTTGGCGTGAGCTCGACCGGCTCGAAGAACTTGGCTTTGCCGCTCTGGAGCACGAGCGCGGCCATCAGGTCGGCCGAAAGGGCGTGCTTCTTTTTGCCGCGCACGTCCATCAGGTGAATCCCGCGGAGGCTTCCCATCATGCCGATGCCGAGCTCGCGGCCGAGCAGGATTGTCGTCATGACCCCCTCCGGCGTCCCGTATCCGTCGAATAGGCGAGCGTTGAAAAGCTTGTTCGCGTAGGTGACGACTTGCGACGGGGACCGCGGCTCGAGCTCCGCCTCCCATTCGACCGTGGCGAGCGCCGCGGACTGGGCCTTCGGCTCGTCGGCTGGGCGCATCTGGACGACGTTGGAGGCGGGCGTAGCCGGCGGCGGTTCGACCTTCACGCTCTCGCTCTTCACTTCAGGCGTTGCAACCACTTCCCCGTCTTCCGTTACCGTTTCGTCGCCCATGTCGTCTTCCTCCTGTGCAAGTTCTTCAGCGTTTTGCGGTGCTCGCGGCTTGAATATCTCTTCGAAGGGCAGCTCCACGTCTGTGCGCAGCGTGATGAGCTTGCGCGCGAGCTCGACGGCCTGAACGTTCTCTTTCAGGGCAGAGAACACCGACGGCGTCAGACCGAGCACGGTGCAGCTCTCACCAAGTTTGCCGTACAAGTCGAACAACGTTCCGTGCGTCACAAGCAGGTCCGTGGCTCGCTTTGGGCCGACGCCCGGGACCCCCTTAATGTTGTCCGACGAGTCGCCGACGAGGCAAAGCCAGTCCTTCATCTGCTCGGGAAGGACGCCGAACTTCGCCTTCACCTCGGCTGGGCCCATGACGTCGCCTGTGCGTAGCGACTTCACCGAGACGCCTGGCTTTACGAGCTGGGTCAAGTCTTTATCCGAAGAGGCAATCGTAACGTTCAGGTGCGTCTGAATCTTCTCGGCCTGCTCGACGGCGCTCGCGATGATGTCGTCGGCTTCCATCCCCTCGACCTGCCAGACGGGGAAGCCGTCCTTCGCGAGCTGCTCTTGCGCGAGGCGGAGCTGATGCAGCATCGGCTCTTGCGACGGGGGGCGATTTGCCTTGTACGTGGGAGCCATCTCCCTGCGCCAGCTCTTGCGGCTATCGCAACAGACGGCGACGTGGTCGAAGTTCTGCGCCATCGCGTGCACGGCGCCAACGGTCGCGCGCGACGCGTGGTCCTGGTCGGCCTCCTGCCCCGACATCTCCCAAATTGGCCGGAAAAGTGAGCTAATATCGATGAGCAGGATTCTCATTGGTCTCTCCCCGTGGCAGCGGCAATCGCGTCGCTCGCGCGCTTCGATGCGATGGTGAGCCTGATGGCGTCAATGGCGTATTGCGCGCAGCGGGCCTCGTACGCGCGGTCCCCGAGCCGCTCCCAGACGGTCTTCGCGAGCTCGTAGAGGCGAATCGCCTCGAGCAGATCGGCCTCCACGTGGTCGACGGCTGAGTTGCCACCGAGTGACCACGCTACGCGCTGAAGGTCCTGCGCCTCCCAGATGAGATTGCGGCGCTTCGCGGCTTCCTCGTCCTGCTCCACGGTCGACGGCATCATCCGCGGCTTGCCCGTCCCGTTGTACTTCGCGAAGTCCATCACGATTCCCCATTCTTCACAGCTGCACCTGCCAGAGGCACGACGGTGCGCCGCGCCTCAGTCGTTCACACGTTTCGGCGCGCACCTCGCTCGTGCATTCGTTGGCGTCTTCGCCATCGACGAACGTCAGGCCGAGCGGGCCCGCGTCGCACTGGTCGTAAATCTTCTGAAGCTGCCCCTGGTACCACTCGTCGGGGAGCATTTTGCATTCGGTCATGCGGCTCTCGATGGCGCGGGCGTAGGCGAGACACGGCTCCTCGCTGATGCGGAAAGAGCAGCCGCACGCCAGCGCGACGGCCATCAGGAGATAGAGGCAGGCCATGGCGACGAGCAGCAGCGTTTCCAGTTTCACGACGCGCCTCCAATCTGTCGGTAGGCCTTGATCCGCCTCACCGAGCGGGGGTCACCTGGTTTGCAGCCGACGAACGCGCGGAGAGCGCCAGCCATCCCGCCTGTGCGATGCTCCAGGGCAACGAGCGCCGATGCCGCGAGCGACGTCGCGAGCGCATTGGAGCCGCACACCTCGGCTCGCGAGTACCCCGCCCACCAATGCCGATGCATCTGGAAGGCAGACACCGCTCGCCCGCCGTCGCCGGTTACCGCACACGTCTCTACAGAGAGACGCCACGATGACTCGACGTGCTGGGTTGCAACCAGGGCATAGGCCAGGTCAATGTCACCGTCGGCGGCCAGGGCGATGTCTGCCGCGTATCGCTCCGCCGTCTCTCGCTGGAGAGCGGGGGCGAGCGTTAGAATCGCGGCCAGGACGAGGGCGGTCACGATAGCTCCGAGATCCGCACCGGCTGCGCGATCGAGTAGACAACGAGCGCCCTCGTGCTCTTGTCCGGCCCGTTGACCAGGAGCAGCACGCAGCAGCCCGGGAACGTCTGGATACCCACGTAGGTCCACTTGTCGACGGCGAGGCGCCTCACGACTGCCCCCGCTGCGCGCGCATGAGCCGGCAGTGCTCGTCGTACCCGCACATCCAGCAGCCGGGGCCGTGGTCGTGTGTCGGCGGCGCCGGATACCGCGCCTCGAGCTCGCGCTTCAGCCGCTCATTGCGGACGGCGGCCTCCACTTCGGCGACAGACAGAACCGTTGGGTTGTTCGGCATGGGTCAGACAATAATGGCATCCAGCAACGTTGTCAAGCGCCATGATTGTCGATTGTGATGCGCGGCGATTCGGCCCGGCTCAAGACCGATCGCTTACTTGGTGTGAGGCTTACTACTCGGCCTTACCTGGCTGTCCGGGGCTTCGTAGGCCGCGTTGATGCCGGCGGCGAGCCTTTCGACCGTTGTCCCCAACGCCGCGGCGAGCCGCGCGACCGCGGCGACCTGTTCCACTACCTGCGGTTTCTTGCCGTCTTTTAGGCGGGAAATAAAGGTCGGTTCGACGTTCGCCTTCTTCGCGAGCGCCGCCATCGTTCTGCCCTCGTTTCCGACGGTCGCCGGCCCTGCCCCCTTCAGGTCAAACCCGGCTGCCGCAATCGCTTGGCGTAGTTCCTGGTCAAACGTGCGCATCGGCGGCCCCCCGCTCGCCAAGAATTCGATCGAATTTGGCTCGACTCAAGGTCGCAAACGATGGCGCTTGACAACGTTGCTGGATGCCATTATTGTGTTTTCTCATGTCTGGACGACCACGTAGGACGACCCTTGGCCCCCACCGAAGCGAGGGGGCCAGGTTGCTTTGGGAGGCCATGCGGCACCGCGGCCACGACCAGGCCCGAGTCTCGAAGGAGCTCGGTTGCGCTGGCGGGATGGTGTCGCGCTGGGTGTATTGCGACCGGCGGCCACAGGCCCCGTGGCCAACGAGGATCGAGGATGTGTACTCGGTGCCGGCGAACGCGTGGGGGAAGAAGCCAGTGAAGGCGTTCCAGCTGCGAAGAGAGGCGGCTTGATGCGTTACTGCGTTTCTCCGCCCCTAAAGTCGCGTGTAGCTAACGTCGTACGTGCCGGAGCACACGAAGGCGCCGTTGATGCGCCTGAGCGTAATTTGCGTGGTGCCGCTGCCCGACGACGCGGACTTGTTCCAGTGCACCGTGCCCTCCTGGCGCGTCGATACGTCGTTCACGGTGTCGGTGCAGGTCTGATCCATGGTCACCGTGCAGAGGTCTGCCGACGACATCGGCCCGCCGGTGCACACGATCTCGCTGAGCGCGAGCGTTGGCACGACGACGATTTGCTCGGGAAGCGGTCCGCAATTGCCGGATCGCTCGGTGTAGTTCACCCGGTAACTGCCGCTTCCCGCCGCGCACGGGCCGGACGGCTCGTCGTCGGCGCCTCCGCATCCGACCGCGGCAACCAGGCCCATCGCCAGAATCGTTATTCGCATAACGCCAGCATTCTGTCCTGGCAGGACCACGTCAAGATGCGCGTTTGCGCAGTGCAGGGGGCGTGATGGGGGCCGCCGAACAGCTCGAGCCGGAGATCATCACCGCGAAGGAAGCGGCGTTGCTGCTCCGTCTCAACATCAAAACAGTCTACGAGATGGTCGAAAGGAAACAGCTACCTGGCGCCCGCTGGTTTCGCGGCACTATCCGCATTCACAAGCCCACGCTGCTCGCGTGGATGGCGCTTGGCGGGGCGCCGAAGTGAGCGTTCTCAAGCGCAAGGACGGCGGCTGGCGAATCGACATCGTCATCAGGCGCGGCAAAAACACGGTGCGAATCAAGCGCGCCGCGAAGGGGGCTCGCAACAAGGGTGAGGCGATGGAGATGGAGCGCAAACTCCGCCGCGAGCTCGAGTCGCGCGCCAACCCTTCTGCAAAGGCTCCAATGTTCGGGGAGTTCGCGACTGACTTTCTTGAGACGTACGCGCGCGCCAACAACAAGCCGTCCGAATTCGAATCGAAGGAACAGATCCTGAACCAGCACCTTTCCCCTTGGTTCTCTGAGCTCCGCCTCGATGAGCTTGGGGACGAAGACATCGAGGCGTACAAGGCTGCGAAGCGCAAGCTGGGCTTATCGGAAAAGACGGTCAACAACCACCTGGCCGTGCTCGGCAAGATGCTGCGTATCGCCGTCGAGTGGAAGCGCACGAGCTTCGTCCCGAAGGTCAAGCTCTTGAAGCTCCCCGAGCAGCGGTTCGACTTCTTCGGCTTCGCCGAAGCGGAGCGCCTCGCTCAGCACGCCGGGGCATGGTCGGAGATGATCGTCGTCGCTCTCAACACGGGCATGCGCGTCGGCGAGCTCCTCGGGTTGAGGCACTCCGACGTCTTCGCCGACAAGGTCATGGTGCGGCAGTCGATCGTGCGTGGGAAGGTGACCACGCCGAAGAGTCACAAGCCGCGGGAGATACCCCTCAATAATCGGGCGCGCGCGGCGCTGCGCGAGCTCCGCGTGGTCGGGGCAGAGCCGAGCGAGCGACTGTTCCGCGGGCCCGCCGGCGTCGAGCTCACCCGCGGCGGATGCAAGCGACCGCTCTGGTCGGCGTGTAAGCGGGCCGGGCTCAGGCGCGTCGGCTGGCACGTTCTGCGGCACACGTTCGCGTCGCACCTGGTCATGCGATGCGTTCCCATCAAGACGGTGCAGGAGCTCCTCGGCCACTCCGACATTCGGATGACCATGCGCTACGCGCACCTTTCCCCCGATGTGAAGATTGATGCAGTGAGGGAGCTCGACAAGCCGGCCCGGCGGGGGCCAGCGGGACGACGCTCCACATAGTGGAACCTCAGGGACCGATTACGGACCGAAAGGCGGCAGAATGAGCCAATTAAGCCTGAATAGTAGTGGAGGCGCCGGGAATCGAACCCGGTTACACCGTACTGTTGAAAACGTAGCTAAGGCCACAGATTCACAGGAGCATGCACCGTTCGCCGTCGGCAAGGAGCGTGCCTCAGAAACCCTTGCAGTAGAGTCTCGTTCCGCAGAGTCAGGGACCGCCAGGGGACCGATCGCCTCTGCGCTCTTCCCGGCGCTGCTCGCCTACGGGCTGACCATCGACGACCTTGTCGAGCGGGCCTCGTGGGGGCGGGACGACCGAACCTGGGTCTACTTTATCCAGTGCGTGGACGGCGGGCCAGTCAAGATTGGCCACGCGCGCGACGTGGGATTCCGGCTCGACAAGCTCCAGCGCTGCTCGCCGGTGAAGCTCCACGTCATCGGTTGCTTCCGCGGGCCGAAGATTGTCGAGCGCGCGCTCCATGCCCACTTCGCTAAGTCTCGCCTACATGGCGAGTGGTTCACCCCCACCGAAGAGCTTCTCTCGCTCGTAGAGAAGTGGGGCGTCCTATGACCGCCGCCCTCCCCACGGTCGTCTGCGTCAAGCACGCGCCCGCTGTCTTCCTGGTCGACGTCGTCGGCGCTGATGGCTCCCTGACCCATGCGTGCCCCGCGTGCGCGCCGCTCGAGCTCGTCGACGTCGTGCGCCAGCTCTTCGTGGCGAAGGGGGCGGCACGATGAGGCTCCTGCCAGGCCATTGCGAGCAGTGCGGCGTCAGGCTGAAGCACATGGGGCGATTCTGCTCCGACGCTCGATGCTCGCGCGACTGGTTCAGGGCCGCCGCCGACGCTTCGCCGCGTCGCTCCCCGCAGAGTCAGCGGCTCATCGCGCTCTACGAGCGCAACCGGAAAGGTGCCCGATGAGCCCCCACCGCCTCGGCTTCTGGGTCTTCGTGGCCGACATGCTCGTGTGGGCCGGCTTCTTCGGCAGCAAGGCCTTCCTCTACGCCATCGGCAAGGCATCGGAGGCCAATGGATTCGGCATCCCGCTCGAGTCGTCCAGGTGGGACGAGGACGAGAGGGACGTGTGGTGAGCCCGTTTGCGATCGATGGCCCGGCCACCATCTCATTCAGCGGCGGCCGCACCAGCGGTTACATGCTGCGTCGGATTCTCGACGAGGGCATTCGCGCTGACGTTCACGTGCTCTTCGCCAACACCGGCAAAGAGCGGCCGGAGACGCTCGAATTCATCCACGCGGTGGAGACACGGTGGGGCGTCCCGATCCATTGGCTGGAATACCGGGCGGAGCCGAAGGACGACGGCCTCGCTCACACGTACGCAGAGGTCACGCACGAGGCCGCCAGCCGAGCCGGGGAGCCATTCGCGGCGCTCATCGAGGCGAGGTCCTACCTACCCAATCCGGTCACTAGGTTCTGCACGCAGGAGCTCAAGATCCGCGTGATGCAAAAGTGGGCGATGACGCACGGCTTCGACCACTGGACCAATGTCGTCGGCATCCGAGCCGACGAGCCGCGCCGAGTCGCCAAGATGGGCCGCGCGAACGAGACCGGGGCGAATCGGTACGAGGTGGCGTTGCCACTGGCCGAGGCGGGCATTCTCCTAGCCGACGTTGCCGCGTTCTGGAGCGAGCAGCCGTTTGACCTTCGCCTCATGCCTTGGGAGGGCAATTGTGACCTCTGCTTCCTGAAGGGCAGAGACAAGAAGGAACGAATCATCCGCGACGACGAGTCGTTGGCCACGTGGTGGATTGAGCAGGAAAACCGGCTCACCGATTCGTCAGGTAGGCCAGCCAGGTTCCGGGCCGACGCGGTCAGCTACGCCGCGATGGTGCGCCGAGTGCGAGGTCAGCCGCTTCTGCCGATGGTCGAGGCAGACGAGATCGACGACCTCGGGGATTGCATTTGCCATGACTAGCTTCGCTCTCCTCGACGCCAAAAACGAGCACGCACCGACCCGCGGCGACCTTAGTCGAGCCGACGAAACAGAATCGATAGGCCGAAAGGGATAGGGGCATGACCTGGTTCAAAGTCGATGACAAGATTTCCTTCCACGCGAAGGTGTTGAAGGCGAAGAATGCTGCCTTCGGTGCATGGGTCCGTATCGGGGCCTGGTGCGCGGAGCGCGAGACGGACGGAGTAATCCCGTTCGAAGCCGCTGTTCTGATGGCCTCTCCGGAAGAACTGGCAACGCTCGTCAAAGTCGAGCTCCTGCACGAGCTTGATGACGGCTTTCAGGTTCACGATTACCTGGCGTACAATCCCTCCAAAGCTCAGTTGCTCGCGCAGCGAGCGGAGTGGGCCGAGCGCCGCGGGCATAACAGGCGCAGGGTGTCTCATGTGGTGTCTCACTCGGACACTCTATTGGACACTCGCGAGCGTCTTACTGAGCGTCTCACTAAGACGCCGGGAACGGGCACGGGAGAGAGATCTGATCCGGATCCGGAATCAGATCCAGATCGTGACAGTCATCGCGCGAGTGCGCCCCGACTGAAACACGTACAGGGGCCCCCTGCCCCCCGGGGGGGGGTTGGGCCGGAGTCCGGGTACGACCTGGCCAAACGGGTCTTCGCCGAGCTCTGGTCGGCGAAGTACAAGCGGCCGTTCAAGTTCGACCCGTTCGACGCGGGGCCGAAGAGCGAAAAGAAAGTCCTGCAGGCGTTCGGCGGCGAGGCGCGCGATCGCGGCGGGGGGCGAGCCGAGGAGTTCGCGCGGCATTGGGTCAAGGCCTACCTCCGCGACCACGGGGACCGCGGCTGGCTCGACGCGAACGAGCACCCGGCTCGGACGCTCACGCGCGACATGCACAAGTTCGACGACCCGCCGACGGGCCAGCAACGCGCGGCGCAACCAGCCCGCGCGAGCCCGCCGGAGCCTCCGCCCGTCTCGATGTCCGAGCAGGCGGCGAGAGCAAGTCAGGCGATGAAAGCAATTGGCAAGATTGAAATTGGAGGCACACGATGAACGTCGAGATTCCGCAGAAGAAGCTGGTCAAGTTGGCAAAGAAGCGAAGGCGCGACGATCGCGGGATGCTGCGCGAGCAGTCACCGGCGGACTTCTGGTGCCGCGTTGACAAGTCGGGCGAGTGCTGGATCTGGACCGGAAGGACGAACGAAGACGGCTACGGGCGCGTTGGGTTTGGCGGCCGCCAGAACGTGGGAGCTCACCGCGTTGCATGGGAGCTGACGTCTGGGGCAATCCCGGATGGGCAATGGGTACTACATAGTTGCGATCGACCGGTATGCGTGCGGCCCTCTCATTTGTTTCTTGGCAATGCCACGGACAATAACAGGGACCGGCAATCGAAAGGCCGAACACGAGGATGGGCAGGTCGCGCCGGTCCAGCACACCACGCGTTTCGATGCGACGAAACGCTGACACGTCGAGTGCTTGAGCTGCGCGCCGCCGGGGCCACTCAGCTGGCGATTTCTGAGCAGGTAGGAGTCTCAAGGGGACACATCAGCAAGATCCTTGGAGGTGCGCAATGATCGACCCGGACCGTTTAGCAAAACTAGACCGAATGAAGATTCTTCACGGGTCTCACAAGGATTTCAAGAGCGGGGCGTGCGCGATGGAAATCGTGAGTTGGCTCGCCGGGGAGAAACACTCCGACTCGCCGCGGTGCACGTGCCCGGTCATCGCGTCGCTCGTGCGTGGTCTGAACGACCGGATGGGCGCTGGCAAAGCCGGAGATAAGCTACGCGACGAGATTCTGAAACCGCTCCTGCCGAAGCTGCTGGGCACACGCGGTTCGCGCCAGTTGATGGTCCGCCGGGCGTATCTCGCAGCGAACGCCGCAGTTCACGAGTACGCCCCGGCTGCGCTGGAAGCCAGGAAGCGGCCCGACTTGGCGAAGCGCCTTCGGGAAGCGCCGGAGATTGTGGACCGCGAGAGCGCACTGAAAGCGCGAGACATCGCGCGAGAGGTGCGCGCCGCCTACGCCGCCGCCGCCGCCTCCGCCGCCTACGCCGCCGCCGCCGCCTCCGCCGCCTACGCCGCCGCCGCCTCCGCCGCCTACGCCGCCGACGCCGCCTCCGACGCCGCCGCCGACGCCGCCTCCGACGCCGCCTACGCCGCCGCCGGTGCCGCCCGTCGCTCTGGCTACGAAGCAGCGGCGAAGCTCATAGAGCGCATGTGCGAGCTGAAAGACGAAGAGGCCGCAGCGTGACCGGACAGCAGGTCATGGCACGACTCCGCGAGCGGGACGGCGACGGGGAGCTACTGTCCCTCGTGAAACGCATCGCTGCGGCTCACCACGTGACCGTGGTGGAGCTTTTGGGAACCTCCCGGGACCCAGGGGCCTCCCACGCCCGCCAAGCGCTTTGGAGCCGGTTGTACGAGCTTGGCCATTGGAGCTACCCGCGCCTCGGCAAAGTCTTCGGCCGCGTCCACCGAACCATCATGTTCGGCGTAGCCGCTCATCGTGAGCGCATGGGATTTCCCAAACCTGTTCAGAAGCCGGGGAGAGGGTTTCTGATGCCGGTAGAGCAGGAGCTGCCATGAGCGAGACGCAGCTGGTGTCAGCGATCCTCGCGGCGCTCGAGCTTGAGCCTGGCGTCGTCGCGTGGAGAAATAATTCCGGCAAGCGAGGGCGCGTCTCCTTCGGGCTCGGCAAGGGCAGCGCCGACATCATCGCCTGCGTCGGACCCTACGGCAGGTTCCTCGGCATCGAAGCCAAGGTGGCCGATGGCGTTCTGAGTGTTGACCAGGGCGTCTGGCGTGATGGAGTTCGCTTGGTCGGCAACGGCTGTTACTGCGTCGTCCACTCCGTTCCCGAGGCAAGGGAAGCGGTAGCCGCAGCGAGAGCACTTCCGGCCGTCAACCCGCACGCGCGAGATCAGAAGGCGACTCCAGTGCGGACATGTCAAGAGAAATCGCGTAGTGTCACGAGCAGGAGGTAGGGAATGGGCACATGCGGAGCAAGATACGGGCGCCACGCCTGCACCAATGTGGAGCCTTGCGTGTCGCATTACGATTCGACGACCGGCCAAGGTTGGCCAGCATTTGAGGCCCCCCCCCCCTCCCCACGCGCGCGCGCCGAGGCAGACCCGGCTAAGCAGCTGTATCCGCAGTCGGCGATAAGCCAGCCGGCGCAGCTCTACTGCGTGGACTGCGGCACCGCGGAAGGCGGAGGGCACTTGAATGAATGCTTCGGTAGGGGGAGTCGCTACATCCTCGACAAGACAGGAACACGGCAGGCGCACTACGAGTCCACGATGAAGGCTCTCTCTTCCTCGCGGAAGGAGTGCGAGCGGCTGAAGGCTGAGCTGGCGGCTGATCGGGACAGGCCGACGGATGTTGCGCAGCTTGGCGCGGTGACCACCGAGCGCGACACCCTCCGCCGCGAGCTGGAGAACCTGAAGCGCAGCACGGATAGCGAACTCGGCGACCTACGGATGGACCGCGACACCTACAAGGTGTTGCAGCAGCATGACTGCGACCAGATCGGATGGCTCCAGCGAGAGCTCGACCGCGAGCGCTCGAAGCGCAAGAGGGGGCTGTGATGGGCGAGGAGAACGCGAGAATCATCCTGGTTGCTGAGTGCCCCTGCGGGAAGGGCGCCGTCGTCAAGGGGCGCATCTTCGTGTGCAGCTGCGGAACCAACGTGCTGGCTGTCCCGTACGTCAGGCTCGAGGACGTCTCGGCCCTCATCGAACAGGCGGAGTTTCAGAGGGCGTGCCATTTATGCGGAGAGCGGCCATGACCCCCGCAGAGCGGCAGGACCATATTATCCGGATGATGCTCTCCGGCCAGTGGAAGGGCGCACGCTCTCGGCGCTCTCTCGCCAAGGAGTGGAGCATTCACGAGCGCACCGTGGGCGACGATGCCGTGGTCGCCTCGGGCGTGCTATCCCGCCGAGGAAAGCCCATCGAGGAGCTCATCGACTCCAAGTACGCCGAGCTCGAGAACATCCAGCGGCAGGCCATGGAGCACAAGCGGGCCATCCAGGTCAGCGACGGCGAGGACGGCTCGCACCTCGAATACGTAGCGGACCCGAACTTCATGGCGGCAATCAAGGCCGTGCAGACGCAGCTCGAGATACGCGGCGTCGGTACCAAGGCGCGCACCCTCGATGAGGGTAAGCCCATCACCGATGGCGTCGACGCGCTGCTCCGCTCCGTCCTCGAGGACCCCGCGCTACGCGAAAAGGTTACGGCCATGCTGGCCGGTAAAGCAAAGGAGATGCATTGATGGGCCAAGAAGAAGACGACGACGACGAGCCGTGCATGGAATGCGGTTCCACCGTCAGGATGAAGAAAGAGCGGGACAGGCTCCGCGCAGAGAACGCGCGGTTGCGCGAAGCTCTGGCGCACATTGCTGAAGTATCGAGCGACGGGGCGGCTACGCAGACGGCGCGCGATGCGCTGGAATACAAACAGGAGAGAACATGAAACGAAAGCTGAGAGCCGTACGCAACCAGGTGGAGGCCGCCGTGGCGCACCTCACCATCATGGACCGCGAGCCCCGCGAGGTGGAGCCCGACTTCGATTGGCACATCCTCACCGTCGAGATGTCCGAGGGAACGACCCCGAAGGGAATCGTCATTCCGGACACCCTGCGCGTGAACGAATGCATCATCGCGAAGTCGGGGCCGGGGCGCCGAGCAGAGAACGGCGAGGTCTACCCGATGCAGTTCAAGCCGGGCGACCGAATCTTCACCGACCCTGCAGCTCCGCCCCGTCGGCTCGCCGTCGTCGACGGCAAGGAGATCTACGGCGTGCGCGACTGCGAGATTGCCGGCCGCGTCCTGCCGCGCAGCCAGGTCCAGCTGGTGACGGCATGATCGTCCCCCTCGAATCGGTGCGGCTGAAAGAGGCCATCGACACCCACGACCAGCGCAATCACCTCGTGCTCGACGCTGCGCACGGCTGGGACCTCGCCCTCGACGAGGACCACCGCTTCATCCTCGTGCAGCACAAGGGAACCTGGAGGGCAGAGTTTCCCGTGGAGCACGCGCGGCACTGGGTGCGGGCGGCGGTGGAGGATCCCGGGCAGAGTTTCCCGTGGACCGCTGCTCAGGAGAGAGGGCAGATGTCGGCGAAGGGGAAGAAGCGGTGAGCAAGCCACGCCGTCGTTGGCTCCCAAGCCTTGGAGTGTCCGTGGTCGACGCGTACCAATTCACGGACGAGCAGCTGATGGCATACTCACACGAAGACGCCGACGAGCCTGACCCGTGGCTCTGCCGAGAAGTGGCAAGGTTTGCGGTCGCGTTGCGCGCGGAGAATCGGCGACTCGCGCAACGCACACAGGAGCTCGCCGCGGAGCTCGAGACGCTGCGCTACGGCAAACTGCCGTGGCGGTCTCGGCTTCGTGTCTGGTGGGCGAAGCAAAAGCTCACCGCGCGTACCAAGGCTTCTTCATCCGGGCCGACCGAGTCTCCGCCGCGCGAATGATGCGCTGCTCTGGTGAGAGTACCGGCGCCAACGGCTTCTCGTTCCACTGCCGGGCCTCGCGGTAGGCGTAGAGCGCAGCATCGAGGCGGTGGTTGCTGAACCTGGCATCCTCCGCCTCGTGCGTGTCGTCTCCCCACTGGAGTTTCTCCGCTTCGTCGATCCACTCGCCGCACTTCGGCCCGACCACGCGGAGGTTCCCCGCTTTCAGGTCCCCCGCCATGAGCTCGATGAAGCCGCGCTTGTTCTGCTTCTGCGCCGGCGAGATGGGCAGGCTCCAACGACGTCGAGCCTCCTCGACGTAGCCCTTGCCGAGACCGCCCACGTCGCCGACGATGCGCTCGAACCGGTAGCGCTGGCATAGCTTCGCCACCTCCTCGGCCGCCTCGCTCGGGATGAGCCCAGACCTGCCCCACGATTCGACGAGGTAGACCTCGTGCGGCACCCGGCGACGCCAGGCCAGGATGGCGAACGCCGTCGCGTCCACGGTGCCGTAGTCGATGCCGAGGGTGTACATCCACTCGCCGTCGTCGGGCAGCTTGTCCACCCAGTTCTTCCCCGCGTCGTAGGGGTACACGAGCGACCCGAGGTCCCTCACCCACTCACCGAGGTACTCCCTGCGAAACTTCGGATGCTCCATCGTCCAGTGGTTCTCCCGAAGGACCTTGGCAATCTCTTCCTCGACGTTGGGCAGGTGGGGGTTGTCCCTCATCGACCATTGGTGCAGCGACCAGCGCCCCCCGTGGGCCGTCGTCTCGCTAGTCGTTGCATCGAAGAATGTACCAGCGGGGATGGGCGAAGGCGTGCCAGTCATCGCGAGTGTGCCACGGTGGTCGATGAGCGCGGGGCCGATGACCTCGTCTTTCAGGTAGCCGAGCAGCGGCTGGGGGAAGCTCCCGGGCTCGTCGATGATGACCAGGCCGTACCCTTCGCCGCGCAGGCGCTCGACCTTGCGCTGATCGTCGGCCCCCACGAGCCAGATGGACGAGCCGTTGGAGAAGCGGAACGTCAGGTCCGACTCGTTCGGCTCGCACGGCAGGGAGTACGTGGCCTTCATCCGGTGGAGCTGGGGCCACATCAGGCGCTTCGCATTCGAGCGGGTGAGGTTCACGTATGCGCATGGGATGTTCGGGCGCCGCGTTGCCTCCCTGGCCAGGTAGCGCCCGTCGGCGAAGGTCTTGCCGGCCCTCCGGGTGCATAGCGCGGCCTTGCTCCGTGAGGGGTCCTCGATGAACGCCCGCTGCTTCGGGAAGAGCCCATCGAGCAGCGCCGGGCGGGCCATCCGAGCGAGCTCGACCAGGGCATCGTAGGACTGTGCCACGTGGCACATGTTGACACAGTGGCACACTCTGGCACAATGGCCGGGACGGGCCTTTGTCCGTTGCGGAGAGCGATGCCCCGTAAGTCGACTGCCGAGCTGAAGGAACGTCTCGAGCTTTGCCGCGAGTTCGGCGTCCTGTCGTATTCGGAGACAGACGCAGGCTTCAGCTTCCAGCTCGGCCCGGCACCGCTCAACCTCGCAACCTTTCGTCCGGCTGAAGAGGTCCTCACCGACGCAGAGCGCGCCGCACGCCGCACGAAAGAGTTCCGCCGTGTCGCTACGCTGCACAATCCGGCTTCGCGGAGTGGCCGTTGACCGTGCGCGCGGCGCCGCGGTCCCCGTCGCATTGGGGCCTCGCCTATTGGAAGCGCGCCGGCATCCCGCAGATCTACTTCGTCAACTGCATCCGTGAGCTGCTCGGCCTCAGCCCCATCTTCGCTGGCAGGGGCGGCACTTGAAGGGCAGCCGCGTCGACAAGGCTCGCCTCCAGCGTCGATGGTGGGGCGCCGACCTCACCCCAGAGGAGCGCGCCAAGGCCATCTGCGGCCTCACCTCTGAACTGCGCACCAAGGAGGGCTCTCGGCGCGCTGACTACGCCTTCTGGCTCGACATGTACGGCTCCTCGGAGTTCTCCGGCAACTCGATCGGCATGTGGGTCACGACCGGGCACGGCGCCCCGCCGCTATCGCTCAACGTGGTCCGCGTCGTGTGCGACACCGCGCGCTCGGAGATTACCCAGAGCAAGCCCCGCCCGCGCTTCCTCACCGAGGACGGCGACTACCGCCTTCGTCGCCGCGCGCAGAAGCTCCAGCAGTTCATGGACGGGCTCTTCTACGAGACCAAGCAGTACCAGCTTTCTCCTCGGGTGTTTGACCACGCGGCCATCTTCGGTAACGGCTTCGAGCTGCCATACGAGGCGTTCGACAAGGTCTGCATCGAGCGTGTTCCGCCGTGGGAGTACCTCATCCCCAAGGCCGAGAGCTACACCGGCAAGCCGCGGCAGCTGTTCCGCTCAAAGCCCTACGACCGCTACTACCTCCAGGAGCTCGCGGAGCAGTGGTCGATTGCCGAGACGGGCGAGCGGAGCACTCTTCGCAAGCATCGAATCCGAGAGGCACTCGACAAGGCCGGCGCCCCGATGAACGACGAGCTCTTCGGGCTCGACGGGCGGGAATCGGACCTCGTCATGGTGCACGAGGCGTGGCGTCTGCCCGACGGCCCCGGCGTGGCAGGGCGGCACACGATCGCGGTCGACGGGGCCGAGCTCTTCGACGAAGAACACACCGAAGAGGACTTTCCACCGTGCCACCTCCGCTGGGACCACGACCCGCAGTTCTTTTGGGGCTCGGGCATCTGCGAGGCGCTCCAGGGCGTGCAGTACGAAATCAACCGCCTCGCCATGAACATCCAGGAGGCCCATCACCTGCTCGGCTCTCCCTTCTGGGCCGTCCCTCGAGCGGCGACCATCAACGAATCGGCGTTCAACAACATGCCGGGGAGCCTCATCGAGTTCGACGGCCCGCAGCCGCCTCAACTCGTCGCCCCCGTCGTCGTCTCGGCCGACACCTACCAGTATCTCTGGACGCTCTACGACAAGGCGTTTGAGCTCGCGCGCGTCTCGCCGCTATCGGCCACTGGCCAAAAGCCGGCGGGACTCAACTCGGGCGAGGCGCAGCGCGTCTATGAGGACGTGCAGAACAAGCGCTTCGGCCCCGTGCACGACGACTACGACGAGTTTCACATGGAGGTGTCGCGGAAGCTCCTCCGCCTCGCGCGCAAGATTGCCGAGAGGAAGAAGACCCCCTTCGTTGCGCGCTACGTCGGCGACCACTTCGTCAAAACCGTCTCGCTGAAGGAAGCCGACATCGAGGACAAGTGGATGGTCCTCAAGGTCAACCCCTCGTCGGCCCTACCGAGCACGCCCGCGGGCAAGACGGCGACCATCGAGCAGTGGATTCAGCTCGGCTGGCTCTCGCCAGAGGACGGCAAAGAGCTCATCGGATTCCCCGACCTCGAGGCGTTCATGAAGAGAACGACGGTCAACCGCGAGCTTCTCGAAAACAACATCGACTCGATTCTCGACCACGGCAAGGCCGCCTACTGGCCGGAGCCGTTCGACGACCTGAACCTTCTCAAGATGGGCATGACCCTCGCTTACATCGAGGCGAAGAATCAGAAGGTCGAGGAGGACAAGCTCGACGTCTTTCGGCAGTACGTCGCCCGGTGCGTCTCGCTCTTGTCGTCGCCGCCGCCGCCGCCGGCTGATCCCAATGCTCCAGCTGGGCCGGGGGGGCCCGCTTCCGGTGGCCCGCCTCCTGGCCCCGGTGGTCCCCCCGGCCCTCCTGGACCTCCACCTCCAGGCGCTCCGCCCCCCGGCGGCCCTCCGCCCGGAATGCCCCCGCCTGGCCCGCCACCGCCTCCAGGTTGAAAGGAAACCCCCCATGTTAGACGATAGAGTCCCGCGCATCCACGAAGAGCTCGCCGAAGTCCTGAAGCGCTTCGACGCCGAGCACCTAGTGAACCTCGGCCGCGGCGTCTCCGGCCCCGACCTGCTTCGCCACATCACCAACGACGTCGAGCGCCTGCGGGCCCTCACGGCCAAGGTCGAGTCGCTCGAGTCGGAGCACGTCACGATGGGCGTTTCGCTCCTGAATGCCGAGCTCCGCAAGTCGGTAAGAGACGTCGATGTCTCCGTCGAGGAGCCCGCCGAGACGCACCACCGCCACAAGGCGAAGGGGAAGTAACCCATGCCCGACGCAGTACCCGCCCCCGCCGCTCCCGTCGCCACCCCGGCGCCCGTCGCTGCCACGCCCGAACCGGTCGCAACGCCGGCCCCCAGCGCCCCGCAGAAGACCGGCAAGCAATCGGAGCATCAGCGCATCACCGAGGCGGCGCGAATCCTCGCAGCGGCTGGCAGCGCCAAGCAATCGGGCGCTCCTGCGCCAGCGGACACCCCCCCCACGGGGGAAGGGGTCGAGGAGAAGCCGGCCGACAAGGAAAAGCCCGAGGACGAGGACCAGCCCCGCGACATCACCGTCGCCGAATGGCGCAAGTACAAGGCCTTGAAGGGCAAGCTCGAGAAGCGCGAGGAGACCATTCTCGCGCGCGAGACGGAGTACAAGCTCCGCGACCAGGCCGTGGCGCAGGCGAATCAGCGCATCGCGGCATTCCAACAGCGGGAGAAGCTCCTGCTGCAGGACCCGCGCGCCTTCTGGGAGCTGCTCGCCAAAGAGAACGGCTCCGACTACGTCTCTGAATACGAGAAGTTTGCAAACGCCTACATCGACACGGGCAAGCCTGAATCGCAGGCGGCGGCCGCGAACAAGAAGATTGCCGAGCTCGAGCAGCGATGGGAGCAGCGCGAGCAGCAGGCGAAGCAACAGCAGGTTGAAGCGCAGCGCTCTCAGCTCGCGCGAAGCTTCATCGCGATTGCTGCCGGCGAGGCGCACACAAACACACAGTTTACCCTTCGGAACAACGGCCCGCAGACGATCATGGACGACGCCGTTGCGGTCTGCACTGCGCTCCAAGCGCAGCTCGGCAGAATGCCGACTGACCCCGAAGTGGCAAAGGAGCTCGACGCGCGCTACGGCGCGTATTACGATGCAATCGAGGCTGGACGAAAGCCAGCAGCCGCCCCGAGCGGCGCCGAGCAATCGGCAAACTCGGAACGCCCACAAGGCGTAGCCCCAACAGCGGGGCACCGTGAAGCCGGGAACGCTGTCGCGCCGAAAGCGCCGACCACGTTAACGAACGGTGGCTCCGCTGTGAGAACCGCTTCGGGAGCAAAGCTCACCGAGGCGCAAAGAATCGCAGCAGCTACCGCGCTGATGCCCGACATGCCTCGCCCGCGCAGTTTCTAAACTCGCGAGTGACTCAAGTCCGGGCGTGGAGCCTGGCACATGGCTGCTCTCAACGTCCCCGCCTACGCGGCGGTTCTCAAGACTCTGTATCCGAATGGGTTGCCCGCAGTTCTCTATCCAAAAAACCCGACCTTCGCCATCATGGAGAAGGCTGACGACTTCGAAGGCGAGAATCTCGTCGTTGCGCTGAAGTACGGAGGCTCGACGGGTGACGCTGTCGACTTCACGAACGCTCAGACCGGCAAGAGCGGCTCGCTCTACACGAAGTTCACCCTGACACGCGTGAGTGAATACGCAGTCGGTGGCCTCACCACCGAGGTCATGCGGGCGTCGCGCTCCAACAAGGGCGCGCTCGTCAAGGCCCTCAAGAGCGAGATCGACTCGTCTCTCTACAAGATTGGCCGCGCAATGGCGGCTGGCTTGTGGGGCAACGGCGGCGGCGCCATCGGGCGCATCTCGGCGACCTCCAACCCGGCCACCGCGACCATCACGCTCTCGGACCCCTCGCAGATCGTCAACTTCGAAAAGGGAATGCTGCTCCAGGCATCGGTCGACGACGGCACCCTGGCCGGTGGCCTGAAGTCGGCAGGCGCGACGGTCACCATCCTGGGCGTCGATCGCGACCTTGGGACCATCACCGCCACCGGCAACTGGACAGCCGGCATCGCCGCGGTCCTGGCAAACGACTACCTCTTCCGCAAGGGGGACTACGCCGCGAAGATCAAGGGCATCCCGGCTTGGATTCCCGACGCTGCTCCCTCCGCGACTCTCTTCTTCGGCGTCGACCGCACTGCGGATACGCGCCTCGGTGGAGCTCGGTGGAACGCAGCGGGCGTGCCGATCGAAGAGGCCCTCATCGAGGCCCCTCATCGACTGGCCGTTCACGGCGGGTCGCCGACGCACGGCATCATGAACAACCGCGACTTCGCCAACGTGGTCAAGGCCATCCAGGCCCGTGTCTACGTGGACGTGGAGACGGACGTTCCTGACATCGGCTTCAAGGCCGTGGTTGTCCCCGGACCCAACGGGGACATCAAGCTCGTCCCGGACCCGAACTGCCCGAGGAACAAGCTGTACCTCCTGCAGCTCGACACCTGGAAGATCCACACCCTAGGCGACGCGCCGGGCTTCATCGACGACGACGGTCAGGGCCAGCTCGTGCGGGACTACAACGCCGACTCGCACGAGTACCGCATGGTCACCTTCTGGCAGCTCGCTTGCGAGGAGCCGGGGTCGAACATGGTCGTTACGAACTTCGGAGCGTAAGCCATGGCCGCCCGAGCATTCTGCGACATCCAAACCCTCAGCAAGGGCGTCAAAGTCCTTGCTGGGGCATTCCGGCCGAACGCGGCCGGCGCTATCGACAATACGTTGAACAAGGGCCTTGGATGGTCCGTCGCTCGTACGGGCGTCGGGGCATACACGGTCACCTTGCAAGACGGGTACGTCGGTATCCTCGCCATCGTCCCATCGGTCCAGCTGAACGCGCTCCTCAAGGGGGGCGTTCAGCTGACCGGGGCGATCGACGTCACCACCGCCAAGACCTTCGTGATCCAGTATCAGGAAGAGACGGCGGGGGCGCTCGCCGCGGCGGAGATTGCTTCCAACGCCAATAACTGGGTGCACTTCGTTGCGCTGCTGCGCAATTCGGAGCTCCTGTAATGGCCAAGGGCAACATGGGGCTACTCATCGGCCTTGGAGAGAAGCCCAAAGGAAAGGCCATGGAAGAGCCGATGGAGTCGGAGTCGGAGGATTCCGAATACGACACGCCGGCAAAGACTGACCTCGCTCAGAAGTTCTTCGAAGCTGCGAGCTCTGGGGACTTCGAAAAGGCGGGGATGGTCATGGAGAAGTTCGTTCACCTCTGCACGGGAGTCTAAGCCATGGCGCGGACGGTCAACGCAGCCCAGCTGATTAGCTGGGTGCGCTCGAAAGGGGATTGGCCGTCCGCGCAGGGCACGGCGGGAGACTTCATCAAGGATGCGGAGATCCTCGAGGAGCTGAACGCCGGCATTGCGTCGCTGCACCGCATTCTCGCGTCGGTGCACGGCTACGAGTACTTCCGCGCGGCGGCGACGCTCGCCACGGCGGTGAACGTCGAGACGGTGTCGTTGCCAGCGGACTTCTACAAGCTGCTTGGCCTGTGGTGGAACGACGGGTCGGGCATGCTTCAGCCGATTCGGCGCTACATGTCGTCCGAGTCGGAGAACCAGCGGACGAGCGAGGGATGGGCGGCCTGCTTCGGTGATGTCTCCTATTCGCTCGTCGGCGCGTCGCTCCGGTTCGTTCCAACGCCTCAGGGCATTCACTCGCTGAAGTGCGAGTACGCGGCGGCCCCGGTGAGGCTCGTGGGGGACCTCGATACGTGGGACGGGTACGCTGGTTTCGAGGAATACCCGGTGTGGTACGCGGTCGCGACCTTCCGGGAGAAGGGGGACGAAGACGCGTCGACCCCATTCGGCCGGATGAAGCAGATTGAGGCGGACATTCGCGCGACGGCGAGCCGTGACCAGAACGAGCCTAAGCGCGCGCAGGATCTGAAGGGTTGGCCTATCGGGCGCCGGTACCGGCCGGGCTGGCGATGAGAGCCACACCTCCCATCGTTCAGCACCGCGGCGCAGGGCCAGACCTCCAGCGAGCGCAGGACTATGTGCGCAACGCCGTAGCGCCGCTGCTCGCCTCGGACGTCGTCCACGGCAGCCTGCTCACTTTCGAGGTGGACGCGACGACGCAGCGGCGCACCGAGGGAATCTACTTCACGGCGGGCGTGGCGAAGAAGGTCCCCCACCGGCTCGGCCGGCGCCCCAACGGGTGGATCGTGGCCCGCGACTTCGGGACGAGCCCGCACGAGCTCCTCGAGGACGCTGGGCAGACAGACGCGAACTTCATTGCCCTTGCCTCCGCCGTCGACTGCGGCGTCTTTCTGTGGGTCTTCTGATGGGCGACATCGGAACGCGAGTCGTCCAGGTCCCATTCTCCCGCGGCGTCAACACGCGAGCGGACAAGCGCGCCGTGGAAGCCCCCTCGCTCACGTGGGCCCAAAACGTGGTGCTCGACACCGAGGGCGTCATCCGCAAGCGCAAGGGGTACGTGTCGCTGGCCACGACCAACCCTCGCGGCGGCCTCACGTTCGACCGGTGCGACGGGCTTGCTACCTACGAGGGCGGGCTGGTCGCGTTCTGCAAGTCCCACACGTACGCGCGCACGGCCGCGGGTGACGATCTCGTGTGGATCGAAAGGGGGCGCTCCCCCGTCGCACTGGAAGTGGGCCGGGGCTCGGTTGGCAGAAGTGCCGATACAGCAGGAATCTCTCGCGCAGACGTCGCTTACGAGAGCGCAAGCGGCATTCTCGTGGGGATCTACATTCTCACTGCTCCCGCGCCCACCTCGCCCAGGCTCGTCGGCTCGGTCACCGACCTGCGCACCGGCACAAGGCGCTGGCACGACTCCATCGCTACTAACGTGCAACGGTTCCGGGCGCTAACGGTTGGGCAGTACATTTTCATCGTGATGCCGTCGGACAATTCGGCAAACATCAACATCAACCGACTCGACTGCAATGCGCCGAACAACCTGAACACTAACCCTAACGGCGGTCCACAAGCGACAGACTACGACTTCGCAACGGGCGCCATCGGGGTCTCACCGTTCTCCGCGACGCAGTGGTTTCTCGCCTACTCGCGGGGGACTAGCATCTTCGTTTCCAAGCGGAGCCTGACGGGCGTGTCCGTGGCGTCGGCGGTCATTGCGGAGACGGTCGCTGGCCCCGTCGCATGCCGCTACATCGGGAGCCTGCTTTGGGTCGCTTGGCAGCGCGCGGGCGGCGACGTCAGGGCGGCTGCGTACGACTCGTCGATGTCGCTCGTCGTCGCGCCGTTCACCGTCAGCGCCGCGTCGGCGCAGACGTTCACCCTGCAATTGGGGGCGCGCACGGCGACGAGCGTGCTGCTCGGTTGGGACAACGGCACAGATTGCCGGTTCCGCGCGATCACCACGGCCGGCGCCCTCTCTGGGGCCGAGATGTTCTACGTGGCGCACCACATCGAGTCGGGCTTCTTCGAAGTCGACGGCAGCAGCTTCATTGCGGTCGGGTCACCGTCCGCGATCCAGGGCGGCACCTTCCTCATTGACGTCACGTTTCAGGCGACATCGAGCATCTCTAGCCTGAGCTTGGCCCCGCTCGTCTCTGGAGCTCTGCCGACGACGACGCCCGGCGACACCGTCTCAGGCGTGGTGACCACGGCCGAGGGGACGTTCATCTTCGCGCAGACCATCAAAACCAAGGTAAACCTATCCGGCGGCGGGACCTTCGCCTACGCGAACGCCAACCTTGGCGTCGACTACGTGGAAGTGGACATGACGTCGACCAAGCGGTTTCGGACGACGGAGCACGGGCGGCTTCTGGCCATCGCAGGCGGCACGCCTTGCGTGTTTGACGGAGAAGCCGTCTTTGAGCTCGGTTTCCTGAAGTTCCCAGAGACGCCGACCACCGGCGCCCCCCTCGCGACCCTTGGCTTCATCGCGCCGGGCATCTACCAATACGTCGCCACCTATCGGTACGACGACGCGCGAGGCCGCGTTTGGAGAAGCAACCCGTCGCTGCCCATTACGGTCACTGTGCCGGCTGGGACCAATACCAACCGCGTCAGCTTGACCGTGCCGATGCTGCAATTCACGCGGGTTTCGGGAGGCGGCGGCGCTGGCAATGTCAGAATTGAATTCTGGCGCACCGCGGCGGGCTCATCCGGGCCGTTCTATTTGGTCGGAGGCACGTCGAATAACCCGCAAGCGGCCCCAACGGCGTCACTCATCGACACCCTCGCGGACGCGTCCGTCACGGTGAACGAGACGCTCTACACGAGCGGCGGCGCGCTCGGCAACTTCCCGGCGCCGCCATGCTCATTCGTGGTCTCCCACAACGACGTTCTCATCGTGAACAACAGCGAAGACGGCTCACTCTGGCAGAGTAAGCCTCTCGTCGTCGGGGAAGGCTTCGCCTTTAGCGCGGCGCTCACGTACCGCCTCTCGAGTCGAGAGATGCCGGTGATGGGCGCGTCGATGGACGACAAGTGCATCATCTTCACCGAGCACGAGATCCACATGCTCGTGGGAACGCCGCTCGACGACAATGGCTCCGGCGGCGGCTTCACGGCGCAGCGGCTCTCGAGCCCGGTCGGGTGCGTCGACCCGCGCAGCGTCGTCGTTGCCAAGGATGGGGTCTACTTCCTGAGCCAGCGCGGCATCGAGCTTCTGACGCGCGGCCTCGAGGTGATCCTTGTAGGCGGCGATGTCGACTACTGGACGGACAATTACGCCGAATGCTTCTTTGCCGGGGCTTCAGCGGAGACGAGCGAGATCCGCTTCGGCATGTCGAGCCCCGTCGGCGGCGTGTCTGAGACTCATCAGATTTTGCGGCTCAACTACGAGCGCAAGTCGCAGGAAGCGCCGTTTGGGGCGTGGACAACGGAGCTGCTGGGTATGGGCGCGCCGCGGGCCGGCGCCCAGTCGGCGGACCTCATGCACTTTGGTTACAGCGATGGGCGGCTCTTCGCGGAAAGTCGAACCGTCTTCACCGACAATGGCGCATTCGTGCCGATGGCCGTCCGGATGATGCTGAAGCCGGCTGGCCTACAGGGCTTCGTACGTCTTCGTCGACTCTCGGTACTTGCGGAGCGCAAGAGTGCCCACGAGCTCACGTTCTACATTCGCTACAACTACGACGACGCGATCGTGTCCCAGCGCGCGTGGTCGAATGCGGAGATTGCCGCCTTGCCGCGCGAGCAACTGACGATGCTCGTCGATAGGCAGAAGGCGCAGTCGTACGAGGTGGAGCTGCGCGACGCGGAGGACACGTCAGGCCCGGGGCCTGACACGGGCGAAGGTTGCTGGCTCTCTGGACTCGCGATGGAGCTTGGCGTGAAGGAACGCGCGTTCGCGCGAGCGATGGCGATGGAGGCGAAGAAATGATCCGGCTACGCAAGCAACCTGAATGGCTTCGCCGTGCGTGCCGCGCGCGCCCGACCGATTACAACCCCTACGATACTGGTGGCATCACGATTGCCGGCAACAACACCACCTTCGGTCAGAATCAGCGCGACCAGTGGGGAAGCAGCTTCGGCAACGAAATGAGCTTGCCCCCGGGGATGTCGCTCGCCGCTGGCGTCGCGGCCGGAATCATCACCCTGAACCCCGGCGTTGGCGCAGCCGTGTACGGTGGGATGGAGGCCATTGACTCGAAACTCCAGAACGCTGGAGGCGAGAGCTACACCGGGCAACCCACGGGGGCCGGCGGCGCCTCCTACGGCACGGCGACGGCTCCATTCGTCAACCCCGGCACCGGCATGCTCGACCCGTCGGTAGCGCAAGGCAACTTCGGCTCGTCGGGGCAGGACCCGAAGCTGGTCCAGGAGCGCGACGCGTACCAGCAACAGCAGCTCGACATGATGCGCCAGGCCGACGAATTGCGCGCCGCTGGCGACACCGGGCTCGCCGATGCGTACGCGGCTTGGGGCAATGCCATGCAGGGCAACCTCGACCAGATGAACGCCGCGGTTCAGGCGTCGGACAAGCCGGTCACCGCGCAGGACTACTTTCGCCAGCAATCGCAGAGCGCGCAGAACCGCGAGGGCGTGCAGCTCGACAAGGTCACTGGCCTCCCCGTCCAGGAGCTCGAGAAGATTGCGGCCCCCGGCACCGTCGGGCTCGACCGCGCAGCGCTCGACCGGGTCAACGCACCGGACAACGTGAACCTCGACCGGGTCGGCCCCGTAGCGAAGGAGGAGCTCGCGCGCGCATCGGCTGGCCCGAACGTGGGGCTCCAGCAGTTCAACGCGCCGGAGACCGTGGGGCTTGAGAAGGTCGGGCCGGTCGCGCAGCAGAACCTCAACATGGTGGCGTCGCCAGCGGAGCGCGCCTTGCAGATGGCGCAGCTCGAGCGCACGCAGGGCCCCGCAATCCGAGAGCTCGGCACGGTGGCCAACCCGAAAGACGTGGCGCTCCAGCGCGAGGGTGCCCCGGACAGGGTGCAGCTAGACCAGGTGCAAGGCCCGGGGCTACTCGGCCTGCCAGGCACGAGAGCGGAGAACGACGTCCGCCTGAAACAGCAGAGCTACGATTACGTGGACGCGCCCGGCGTGGTCGGGATGGACCGCGTGAAAGCCCCCGACCAGGTCGGGATGGACAAGGTCGACTACGAGCGCTCGCAAGGTCTCGCCCGGTACATGGAGGGGCGCGGGCAGATGCAGGAGCTCATCGGCAGCGTGGGCGATCGCGCCTATGGCCGAGGGGGGCCGAGCCTCGCCGCGCTCCAGATGCAGGAGGGTCAGGAGAAGGCCCTACGGTCGAACCTCGCAATCGCGAACAGCACGAGGGGCGGCACCGGTGCGCTATCGGCGATCGAGGCGCTTCGGCAGAATTCGGCGCAGCAGCAGGACAACTTGCGGAGTACGGCGATGCTCCGGGCTCAAGAGCAGATGCAGGCGCAGGGGCTCCTCGGCCAGCTGGTCGGCACGCAGCAATCAGCGGACACGTCGAACGCTCAATTCTCCACGTCGTCGGCCATAGACCAGGCGAAAGCCGCGGCCGAGATGCAGATTGGCCAGGGGCAATTCGGAGCGAGCCTTGACGCTTCGCAGAATCAGAGCCTCGCCCAGTTTCAGGCGCAACAACAGCAGTACAACGCTGGCTTGCAGGCTCAGCAAAACAAGAGCGGCGCAGACTTCTACTCGGCGCAGAACCTGAATGATGCGCAGCTCCAGGCGCAGCAGCAGCAGTTTCGCATGGGGCTCACCTCGACCGAAGCGCAGGCCAATCAGCAATCGCTCGTCCAGCAGCAGCAATACAATGCCGGCTTGGCGCAGCAGCAGGCGGCCACCGGGTACCAGGGCGATATCAACCAAGGCCAATTCGCCGCGAACATGGCGAATCAGCAAAACCTTGCCCAATACCAGGGGCAGCAGCAGGCGGGGCAGTTCAACGCGCAGCTTCAGCAACAGCAGCAGCAGGCCTCACTCGCTGCGTACATGAACCAATCGCAGTACAACGCTGGCCTCACAGCGCAGCAGAACATGGCCCAATACCAGGGCCAGATGCAGCAGAATCAGACCCAGTACCAGGGCGGCATCCAGCAGGCGCAATTCGGGGCCGGTCTCCAGGCGCAGCAAAACGCCGCGCAGCTCGCGAGCCAGACGCAGCAGGGGCAGTTCAACGCGAACCTCGCGGCGACGCAGAACCTCTCGGGGGCGCAGCTCGCGGCGCAGCAAGGCCAATTCAACGCCGACTTCAACGAGCAGCAGGCCTTGAACACGAGCAACATGCAGATTGGCCAGAACCAATTCGGCGCCAACCTCAATCAGCAAGCGAACCTCGCCGCGTACCAGGGGGCGATGCAGCAAGGGCAGTACAACGCGAGCCTCGCTGCCCAGCAAAACCAGACGGCCTACCAGGGGCAGATCAACCAGGGGCAGTTTGGAGCGAACCTCGCCGCGCAGCAGAATCAGACCGCCTACCAGGGCAACATTGCACAGAACGCGACGGCGCAGCAGATGGCCGCGCAGCAAGGGCAGTTCAATGCGCAGTTTGGCGCCCAGCAGAACTTGAACGCCTTGAACGCGAGCGTGGGCCAGAACCAATACAACACGTCCCTCTCCGCGCAGCAGGCGGCGCAGCAGGCGACGCTCTCTCAGCAGCAGCGCGCCTTGAACGACCAGGCCACGAACTCGTATCTCAACATGTACCAAAACGCGCAGACGCAGCAGATTGGCGTGGCGCAGGCGAACGCCGACCGTGCGGCGCAGAATCAGTACAACAACCAGAACGCCGTGCTCTCTACGAACGCGACCAACGCGGGCGTCTTCAACAACCAGACGAATGCGAACATCCAGGCACAGCAGAACCAGTTCAACCAAAACCGCTCGACGACGGGCGACATTCTCGCCGCTGGGTCGACCATTGGCGCTTACATGACGGCTGGAAAGACCGGCGGCGCCGCGCCGATGGTCGCGGAAGACCAGTGGGGAATCTGACATGGCCTACGTCGATAACGGAGACGGCACTATCACGGTCAACGGCTTCAAGATTGCGAAGCCGTTCGGCATGAAGCAGCCGAATCAGATGGCTCCGCCGGCGCCGACGCCCATGAGCCCTGAGCTCACCGCCGCGGCGGCCCCCGGGCCAGACATGCGCAGCGCTGAATCGGCGAGCTTCGAAGTGCCTGGCCTCAGCATGCCGGGCGGCAAACCCTTCCAGCCAAAGAGCGTGCTCGACGCGGGCCGGGCCCCACCGCCTCCTCCCCCTCCGACGGACCCACGCACCGCGGCCATCGTCGATGGGCTGCGCAAGTCTGGCTCGGCCCCGATGACCATGCCGAGCGAGCCCGAGGCGGCCCCTCCCCCGGAGATGCGCGGCCCGACGGCGCGCGCGCGCGGAGGCGATGGGCTGATGGGCCCTTCGATGCCGGCAATGGCCGGGCCTCGCGTGATCGACCCCGGCGGCATGAGGAAGGTCGCCGAGTCGACGCAGATGGGCGTCCCCATTCCGCAAGAGCTCCGCGACCAGCGCGAGGGAGCGACGCTATCGGCGCGCGCCGCGAACATGGCCGGCTACGAGGCGCAGTCCGAAGAGCAGCGGCAGATGTCCGTGGAGATGCGCGCGCAGGCCGACGAGCAGCAGCGCCAACTCGGCGAGGAGAAACAACGTCAGGTCACGCACCGCGAGACGCTCGCCGCGGCGCAGCAGAAACTCGAGTCGATGCAGGCCGACTACCGCTCGAAACCCATCAACGAAGACGCCTACTGGCAAGAGCAGGGGCGCGGGGCGAAGATGGCGGCGGGTATCTGGGTGGCGATGGGGCAGCTTGCCCAGCGGATGGGCGGCCAGGGCACGGAGAACGTCGCCAAGAGCATGATCGACAAGCAGGTCGACTCCTGGGTGGCCGACAATAAGGAGCGGCGTGCGGGGGCCATCCAGGGGCAGCAAACGGCGGTCGCCAACACGCGGCAGAACTTCGAATCGGAGACGGCGCAGAGCGCGGCGCTCCGGGCGCAGGCCTACGACGCGTACCGCGCGAAGCTCGGGGCCATCGTCGGGGAGAACGCGCCGGAGAAGCTGAAGGCGCAAGCGGCCGCGCTCGATGCCGACTTGCAGCAGAAGTCCGCCGATTGGGCCATTCAGGCTGCGCAGGCCGAGGCGGACCACGTGACGACGCAATCGCGACTCGTCGGGCCGACCGTGGCGGGAGGCGGAGCGGGAGACGTTGACCCGGAGATGTACGTGCAATCGGCCGGCGGCTTCGCGCTTCGCAAGGACGCGCCTCCCAAGATGAACGAGCAGTTTCTGGGCCTCAACAAGCTCGAGCAGCTAACCAAGCAGCTCAAGATGAAGGGCGAGACGGTCGACCAGCGCGCGGACCCGGCGGCGAGGGCCGAGCTCGAGAGCCTCTCGGGGCAGTGGATCGTGGCCTACAAAGAAGCGAAGGGCATGGGCGCGCTCGACAAGGGGACGCAGGAGGTGGGCGAGTCGATCATCGGCAACCCGAAGGCGCTCCTCGGCATCGGTCGCGATCGCGTGCTCGGTGGCGTCATGAACGGCATCGCCTCCGACCGGCGCAACCTCCAGAGCACCTACGGCATCACCCCCGGCAACGTGGTGGTGGTCCCCGACGGCAAGGGCGGCCACAAGCGGGTCGGTGTTTTCACCGGGCAGCACGGCGCGCAGGCGCCTCAGCAAAACTACGACTTCCAGCGGGCCGGTGGGCGTTGAATGCCGCTCCCCGCTCCTCGCCCGCTTTCTCGCCGCGTCAAGGTCAAGAACCTCGACACCGGTGAGATTGGCACGCTGCCCGACTGGCAGGCGGAGCAGGCGATCGGCTCGGGGTCGTGGGAGCAGATCGACGACGCGTCGTACCGCACCGCGGAGGTAACGGAGCGCCAAAAGGGCCTCGGCAACACGCTACAAGCTGGCGCGGAGGGGGCAGCGAGGGGCCTTTCCTTTGGGCTGTCCGATGCAGCGGCGAGGGCGCTCGACGACGACTACGCCAATTCGATGCGCGAGCGCCAAGAGGCGCACCCCATCGCGGCAACCGTGGGCGAGGTGGCCGGCGCAGCGGCGCCCATACTGGCCAGCGGCGGCGGCGCCGCAGCAGCCCGTGGCGGGCTCTCGGCCGGGGGGCTACTGCGAGGCGCTGGCATCCTCCCGCGCGGCGTGGCGGCGGCTGGCGAGGCAGCAGCGGGCGCTACGCGCGGGCTCGTCGGGACGGGGGCGAAGGGGCTCCTCGGGCAGGCGGCGCAGCGCGCCGTCCCCATGGCCGTCGGCGGGGCGGTGGAGGGCGCGGCCTACGGTGTAGGTCACGAGGTGAGCGAGGCGGCGCTTGGCAATACCGAGCTCACCGCAGAGAAGGTCCTTGCCGGCGCGCGGCACGGGGCGATGTTCGGCGCTGGCGCCGGGGCCGTGCTCGGGGCGGGCGAGGCGGCGGTGTCGCGGGCGGCCGAAGCGGGGCTCAAGCTCGTCGGCAAAGAGAGCGTTGAGGACTTCTTTCGAGGCTTCGCGAACGAGCGGGCCATCAAGGCGCTCGGGGCGACGCAGCGCGACATCCAGCGCTTTGGCAACACGCCCGCGCAGGTCGAGAAGCGGATGGCCGAGGTGGCCGACACCGTTCTCACCTACAAGTTCAAGGACGGCGAGAAGCTCTTCGGCGCGTCGCGCTCGACCAATGACCTCGCCGATCTGACGGCGCGGGCAGCGGCCGATGAGGGAGCGCGCATCGGCGGGATCTACAAGCAGGTCGACGCGGCCATCGCGAAGGGCGAGGCGGCGGCCCCGGACCTCAATCGGTTCTTCCAGGCGCTCGACGAAGAAGTGCTGAAGCCGCTGGTTCAGAGCGACTCGGCGGCGATGCGGGCTCGGGCGAGCAAGATCCTCGACGAGACGGGGAGCCTGCGCAACGCGGCAGCCGAGGGAGAAGGCGTTACTCTCGAGCGGCTGGTGAAGGCTCGGCAGGACATCCAGAAGGTCATCCAGCCACCGAAGCCTGCGCAGATGGGTATGCCGGCGCCAGCGCCAGAGCACGCTGAGCAGCTCGTCCAGGCGCGGCGGCTCTTGCAGGACGAGATTGACCGCACCGTGGCGGGCGTCGGCGGCGAGCTCGGCACCGAGTACCAGACGGCAAAGCGCCTCTTCGGCGACATGAAGGACGCGAACAAGCTGGCGTCCAGGTGGAGCGTGCGCGACCTCGGCAACCGCGCCGTCTCGCCGACGGACTACCTGACGGGCATCGGCTCTGGGGTCACAGCGGCGGCGGCCGGCGTCGGCGGGGTCGCCTCCTTCGGGATGGGTCTTCTTTCGAGCGCGGCGCACAACGTGGTGCGCGAGCGGGGCAGCGCGGTGCTTGCCTCGATGGCCGACGGGATGGCCAACCGCATCGCCTCGCTGAATGCGGCGCGGGCGGCGGCGGTATCCGTGGACCGCGGCATCGAGCGCGGGGTGGCCGGGCTGCTCGATCACGCGCTTGCCCCCAAGGCGGAGACGGTCATCGCGCGCGCCGCGCAGCAGACGGCATTCGAGCGGCACGCCGAACAGGTTCAGCAGATGGCGGCGTCGCCAGAAGCCATCACGAACAGGCTCGCGGCGCAGATTGGCCCCGTCGAGCAGCACGCCCCTCAGCTCGCGGCGGGCCTCGGCGCGCTCCAGGCGAAGAAGCTCCAGTACCTAAAGGAATCCCTTCCTCCCATCGCGGCGCCCGTCGGCGGCATTCTCGGGCTCCAGCCCCACGTCGAGAAGCGCGCGCCGCTCCCCGGCGACCAGGCGGCCTTCCTTCGCAAGGTGAACGCGGCGGAGCGCCCGCGCGAGATTCTCGACCGTCTCGGCAAGAGCGAGATTACGCCCGAGGACGGCGAGGTGCTTGCGAGGCTCTTTCCCGAGATGCGCCGCGAGATTCAGGAGAAGGTCGTCGAGAAGCTCACGAAGACGAAGGCGCCGCTATCGTTTCAGGCGAGGCTTCAGCTGGGCTACCTGTTCGATGCTCCGGTCGACCAGGCGCTTGCGCCGGCATTCGTGCAGGACCTCCAAGCGATGTACGCGCAGGCAAACGGGCAGCCGAAGAAGCCGGCCGGCCCGCCGACGCAAAATCGACCCAAGAAAGGGAGCAGCAACGTGGCGAAGGGCATGTTCACAACCGCCCAAAGGGTGCAGTTCGGCGAGTAGTTTGGTAGGGTACCGGTAACTCGGGCGAGAGCCCGAAGCGCCGCGCAAGCGGCCCCCTTTCTCAGCTGCGGGGAGCTCAACGCAGGGACTACGCGTCCCTTCGAGGCTCTCATGAGTGGAAGCAGAGAGAGAGAATTTCAGTCGCCGCTCGGCCCGGCAACGGGGAAGGTAACGGTCATTGCCGTTACGACGGCGAGCGTGCACGTCGACCTGACCGGCAAGGCCATCAAGGCGGACCTCGACAAGCGGCGCCTGATCACGATGAAAGCCGAGGGCGACGTCTGGTATCGCTGGTCACTTCTCACGACGGGAGAGACTGTCAACGAAGCGGACACGACGACCGCCGACCAGTGCGGATGGATCTCGGCAGGCGAGCGGGTCGATGACCTCGCGCCGGCCGGAACGAACGGCATCGTGGTGAAGGCGCCCATTGCTTGCAAGCTCCGACTGCACGTCGGTAGCGAGCCGTACACCACCTGATGCTGGTCAGGTCGCGAAGCCGCAACACTGGTGCCCAGGGCCGGCGCCGTCTCGGCGATCCGATGCTCTACGCGCAAACGTACGGCCTCCTGCTCTGGCTGCGCGCCGACATGGGCATCCAGTACGGCGCGACGATGCGCGCCGGGGGGCCCGCTCCACCGGCCTGGACACTCTCTGGCACGGCGACGCGGCAGGTCAACATCCAGGCGAACATCGACTCGGTGGCAGGTGGCACCGCGCTCGGACAAGCGACGTACAGGTGGCGGGAAAACGAGAACGCGGCGTACACGAGCGGCGTTGTCACCGCGGCGGGGCCGACTGCTCTCGGCACCACGGGGCTCTTGGTCGCTATGGCAGCGGGCCCTTACGACATCAACAATACGTGGGCGATCACCGTTGCGCAGTGGAACGATCAGAGCGGCCTTGGGAACCACGCCGTGCAGCTCACGGCGGCGAATCAGCCGCTCTTTAGCCTGGCAGGATTCGGCGGTTACTCCTGCGTTGACTGGGGCAACGGCCCGGCCGGGAGAAAGCTGGACACGCCGAGCGTAGACCTCCAGGCGTTTTCGTTCCTCGTAGCCTACCGTGGCGACTCAGGATCAGGACATCCGATCGTTCATAACGTCGATGCCGGCGCCAACGGCGGCTACATCTGGCGAGAGACGCTCGCGACCAGTGTCATTCGCGGCGGCGTGAGGACTGGCAAAGCCGTTGCCTCCGGATGGGGAGCTGACGCCGTGCGGAGAACAGTGGCCATGACGTACAACGGCACGCACGCGACCAACCTTCTTTACAAGAACGGCGCCCCCGTTACCACGACGGACGTCTTCGTGGCCGACCCTGGACTGGCCACGGCGACGGGGCCCCTCTACATCGGCGCGCAACAGGGCGGGACACAAGGGCTCCGCGGCGTCATTCGCGAGGAACAGGTATGGGCCTCGCCGCTACCCCCGGAGGTCGTACTCGCCCTGCACAACGGCATGGCCGCGCGCGCCCCATGGGCAATGTAATGCCTCACCTCATCTTCACTTCGCAGGCCTCCGCCGACGCCTTCTCCGCCGGCATCGACGCCGAGTTCGGCTACCCGCGGCCTAACGTCGTCACCCCGGGCGGTGCGGCCGCTCCCCGTGGGCAGACGGTCCGTTACGCGGCGGTACTCCGGCACCCCGTCCGCAACCAGTGGGCCTACCCCGAGGACCCCGTCATCGTCGGCAAAGAGGTCCGCGTCCCCATCGGCACGGCGACGCGGCAGGACCTCGACCAGGACGCGACGTGGAAGGATGCAACGTCCAACTTCCGCGAAGTGGAGCGGATGTGATGGGCGAGCTTTCCTACATGGAGCAGCTGATGAGCAAGGCTCTGCACGAGAAGCGCATGAAGGTCGTGTGGGCGCTCGGCACGGCGGTGTTCACGGTGCTCTCGACGACGGCAACCGTCTCATGGCAGGTGCGCGGCTACATCGACCGGCTCGAGCACGAGGGCGAGAAACTACGCGGCGAGCTCCTGGTGATGGCGAAGAACGTCGAGTCGCTACAGGACGCGCAGAAAGAGGACCGCAAAGAGCTGAAGGAAGTCCGCCAGCGGGCCGACAGCGCGCTCCTCTACGCGCAATTGACGCAGCAGAAGAAAGACCGACCATGAACGAGATACCGCCCCCGAGAGACACCGTCCCGCCAGAAGCGGGGGAGGACTTCAAGCATCACTCGACGCTCCCACCGTTCGCGTCCGAAGAGAGCGTACAGGAGCTGAAGGACAAGTTCATCGAGGTGAATGCGCTCCTCGGCGAGATGAAAAATATTCTGGTGACGTTGACCAATCGCGTCGCGTCGTTCGACGACGACATCCAGCGCGTATCGCGGCGGGGCAACAGGCTCGCCGCTCGCATGACCATTCTCGACGGAGAAGTTGAAGAGGAAGAAGGGCACAATGGACACGGCTAAACTCCTGGTGGAGCTCATCGTTGCAATCACCGCGTTGACCACGGCACTGCACGCGCTTGGCGTGGCCGCCGAACCGTGGGCCAGGGCAATGTTGTCCATTCTCCCGCTCGACATCGTCGGGGCCATTCGCCGGGCGCAGGGAAAGAGCGGCGCCAAGGGCGTCGTCACGGAGAAGACGCCATGATCAGCAAGAGACTGAAGCGCGCGAGCGGCTGGGCTCTCTTCGTCGGCTGGATTCTCTTCGGCTCTGGGTGCACGCCGCAGAAGAAGGCCGAGTCCGCCGCGCTAACTGTGGACGCCGCGACCTGCCGCGGGAGGCTTTCGCAAATCATCCAGTCGTCCCGCACCTGTCTCGAGGCGGCGGCCGACATGCGTTACCTGTCGGAAAACGACCCAGCGTGCGCGGAGCTATTCCGTGGGCGAGGCATCGCGCTCACCTGTGGAGACGGCAAATGAACATCGCCGACGTGACCGCGGTCGTAACTGCCCTCTCGAGCTTGGCTGGCGACATCCTCGAAGCCTCCGCTCGCAAGGGGGAGAGCCCCATCGACACCATCGAGGCGCTTCGCGCGAGCCTCCGTCTCGGGGTCGAGCAATCCGCGCAGGCCGAGCTCGACGCTCGGTTCAAGGAGTAACCCCCATGTCGATGCTCACCACTTCATTCGTCACGGCGCTTCTCGCGCACTACTTTCAGAACGCCGACCACGCGAACGTAGGCGACGCGACTGGCCTCCAGAACAGCACGGCAGACGGGTCGATTTACTGGGCCCTTCACACGACCGACCCCGGCGACGCTGGCTCGCAGACCACGGGCGAGATTGCGTACACAGGCTACGCGCGGGCGGCGGTGTCTCGCGCTGGCGCGGCGGGCTTCACGGTGGCGAGCAAGAACGTCTCGCCAGCGGTCACGGTGTCTTTCGGCAAGCGCACCGACGCGGGCGCCTCCGTTTCGGCCATGTTCTTCTCGCTCGGCTCGGCCGTGTCTGGCGCCGGCAATCTCTACGCTCGCGGCGGCATTGGGCCTGCCCCTCAGCCTTTCACCGCGGCGACGAGCGACACCATCACGAGCTACGCGCATGGGCTCGCCGTCTCCGACCGCGTCGTCTTCTGGCAGTACGAGCCGGGCTCTCTGCCGACTGGGCTCACCGAGGGGACGGTGTACTTCGTGCGGACTGCGCCGGACGCCAACACCTTCACGGTATCGACGACGGACCTCGGGACGACGGTCGACATCACCGCGGTCGGGCAGGGCACCTGCCAGAAAATCACGCCCATCGCGGTCACCCAAAACGTCACGCCGATCATCGAGACCGGCACGACCATCAAGTTTCAGTGAGGTGACCCGTGTCGTGGATCAGCGCCGATAGAGTACGGGAGACGACGACGACGACGGGGACAGGGAACATCACCCTGGCCGGTGCCGTCTCCAACTTCCGCACCTTCGCGTCGGCCATGTCGACGAATGACCGGTTCTACTACGCCATCGCGCACCAGACGGCGGCGGAGTGGGAGGTGGGCATCGGGCAGCTTACGGCGGGCACGACGCTCGTGCGCACGAGGGTGCTCGCGTCGAGCAACGCCGGCGGCCCGGTCAGTTTCGCGGCCGGTACCAAGGACATCTTTCTGACGGCGGCGGCCGCCGACAATAACGCCATCGCCCTCATGCTTTACGGCGACGGCTCCGACGGCGACGTGACCATCTCCACGCCGACGACGACGCTCGTGCGGGACATGTTCTATCGGAACCTGACACTTTCTGGAACGGCGGTTCTGAAGACGAATGCGTACCGCGTCTACGTCCAGGAGCGGCTCGACCTGACCGCTGCGCCGGCTGGCGCGATCCATTGCGATGGCGGCGCGGGCGGCGCCGGCTCGGGAACATCCGGAGGTGGGTCGGCTTCGAATACCGGACAGAACACTCTCGGCACCGGCGGAGTCGGCAGCGCGGGCGGCGCAGGCACCGCGGCGGCCAATGGCAGCGGTGCGCAAGCGACGGCGCCAGCGACCCTGGACCCGGCGAATGGTGGCCAGGGCGGCGGCGGGGCTGCTGGAGGCACCGGCACAGGCTCTGGAGCCGCCGGTGCGTTGCGAGGCGGCGGCACTGCCTCTAACCCGACGCCGCTGCGCATGTGGACTGACAGCCTGGTGCGTGGCGCGGCAGTCATCGGCGGCGGGGCCGGCGGGGCCGGTGGCGGCGGCGGGGAGGGCTCGAGCTCGGCAGTCAACTCCGGCGGAGGCGGGGCAGGCGGCAACGGGGCGGCAGTTCTCTACATCAGCGCCCGGATCATTGACCGCGGCGGCTCGACGGCGGCGGGCGCCATTCGCGTGATCGGCGGCGCCGGCGGGGCTGGCGCGGCCGCAGGCGGCGCTGGAGCGGGCGGAGGCGGGGCAGGCGGCGGCGGAGCAGGAGGGTGGCTCTATCTCGCCTACGCGGCGCTAGCGGGCACACCGGCCACGAATGCGCTCGAGTGCTCGGGTGGCAACGGCGGCGTCGGTGGCGCTGGCAACACGGGCGGCGGCGGCGGCACCGGCGGAGGCGGCGCCAACAGCGGGCGCATCACGATCATGAACCTCGGCACGGGTGTGGGCGCGGAGACGACCCCCATTGGCGGAGCGGCCGGCGGAGCTCCGAGCGGCACGACCGGCGGCGTGGCTGGTGTCGGCGCCGTCTCTC